CATGAAGCCTTCCTTGATCTGGAGCGGTCGCTCGTAGATCGGGTCCTCGACGGTTGGCTGGAGAACCAGAGCAGTCTGCTCAAGCGTCTCCAGACCGCCGTGGACAAAGAGAAGTGGGACGACGCGCACGACCTTGCTGAGCAGATCAGCTTCGAGACCGCTGTGGGCAAAGCCCGCAAGCACATGCAGGTGATCGGCCTGGCTTCCATCCTGCTGGGGGCCTCTCGCATCTCGGGGTCCGAGAACAGCTTCATGGCGGACCGTCCCCCGGTGGAGATTCTGGAGACGGCGCTTACGCAGATCGAAACCCTTCTGGTTTTGAATGCCCAGCCCGCCCTCCAGACTCAAGCCCATGGAATCATCGAAGATCGTAGGCGAGAGGCATTGGAGTCCGAGACACTGGAGAAGGCGGAGAGCATGGCCCTCCGGACCGTGATTCAGGTGGGGGGCAAGTCCTACGTGGATGTGGCCTCCAGCATGTACGTGTCCCGCTTGTCTAGTTTCGGGTTCCTCGGGGAAGCTGCCCTCAGTGGCATCGCCGAATACGCAGTCAGCGAGATTCTCGACTCACGGACCTGCCCGGTGTGCCAGTCCATGGATGGGCGGGTCTTCCCGGTGAATGACGCGCTCACCCACGCCACGTCCATGCTCTCTAGGCAGGACCCAAACGACCTCCGGCAGATTGCCCCCTGGCCGAGTCAGTCCCGGGCCAATGTGGAGCGGCTTGGGAAGATGTCCAGTTCGGACCTGCAAGCCAACGGGATGCAACTTCCCCCGTACCACCCCATGTGCCGGGGGATCGCCACTTCGGTCGGGGATGTCTCCGTGCCGAGTACCCCTGTGGAGTCCGGGCTGCAAACGCTGGGTACGGTGGAAGTGGCACCGGGCCGCTCCCTCTCGGAAGGGGGGGCGTCCGCCACGGCGGCAACGGACTTGATGTTCCAGATCGGGGAGAACAAGGACCGCACCCGGCAAGAGGACCGCACGGACGACCTCCCGAGTCTGGATCGAAAGGCGGCGGAAGACCTCCTGAAGAAGATGTTCCCCTCCCTGTTCGGCTGAGATTCTGCACTCGCGTGCACCCCTGCACTTGAGTGCAAGTTGTAAAGCAATCTTGGTGGCAGTAACTTCTCAGCCCATGGACACAAACCCGCGACATACCGTTGTCGAGTTCTCGAAGTTCGAGGACGAACGGCACCTCGTTTACGGCGAGGTGTACTCGCCAATGGTCCCCGACTCTCAAGGGGACTTCATGCAAGCCGCCACCATCGAGGAGATGGCGCATCAGTTCATGCGAGAGAGCCGGATCACGAAGATCGACGTGGAACACTGCCTCGAAGAGGTCGGGTGCTTCGTAGTCGAGAGCTTCATCGCGCGGGACACCGATCCGGACTTCGCCAAGGGGGCATGGGTGCTCGGCGTCCACATCCCCGACCCGGACATCTGGACCAAGGTGAAGAAAGGGGACATCAACGGCTTCTCGATGTACGGCAACGGGAAGCGCGTGGAGCGGGTGCTCGAAATCGAAGTGCCGGAAGATGGGATTCTCAAGGGGGACACCGCCGTTGAATCCGATCACCAGCACGAGTTCTTTCTGAATTTCGATGACGAGGGGAATTTCCTCGGAGGCGGGACGGATGAAGTGAGCGGGCACTCCCATGTGATCAAAGCGGGGACGGTTACCGAGACGGCCAGCGGCCACTCGCATAGGTATACCTTCATGGATGCACTGAGGATCTGAACAATGCCGAAAGCGAAGGTCATCGCAACCGAGCTGGAGAACCCGTCCATTTCGATGGTGTCGCTCGTCAAGCGTGGGTCGAACCGTACACCCTTCCGCATCGTGAAGGATGAGAACGGGGAACCAGTGAAGCCGTCCACTCTGATGGACCGCCTGTCGGGGGTCCTCAAGGGTGGCACCACCGAGCCCGGTTCCGTTCTGGCGGTGGTCGTCCGCAAGTCGGCGGAGGACAAGTACAAGGGACAGATCGACGCCCTCGGCTTCGAGAAGCCCCTCCGTAAGGCGGATGGGGATCAGGTCATGTACATGGCCGAGGGAACCAATCTCAATGTGGAGGGCAGCTTCATTGCCCTCAACGAGGACATCGCGATTGCAACGGATCGCGTGTTTAAGATGTTCGAATCCTTCCCGATGTCCGCGGACTTCGAGGAGAACATGCGCGGGTCCACGTTCTTTCCGGGCGTGAACTGGGCCATGGAAGCACTCATGGACACGTTCTGGTCCGCGATGATGGACGCAGACACCCCGGCAGAAGCACGGGGGACGGTCGAAACCGCCCTCAACGCCTTCTCTGCTCACATTCTGGAGATGGTCGGGGCTCTGCCGCAGGAAGTGTTCAAGATGGAGCACGCGACCCTCTCCGGGGGTGCCCTGGGGGGTGTATCGAAGGCCGACCACGAGGATGGCGACATGAAGAACGGACAGATGAAGGAAGCGGTGCCGGGCGACCTCGACGGTCTCGAAGAAGCACCCAAGGGCGCACCCCGGCAGGACACCCCGGTGAGCAAGGAGGAAGCCGCCAACGCGGGGGCATCCAATCAGCCCGCCGAAGGCGAGCCTGCCGCGACCACCGCTGGGGGCAAGGACCCCGAGGGCAAGACCCCCGTGGCCAAGGAGGGGGACGGCAATCCGGGGGACGGGGGCAAGCCCGAGGGTGAACCGGCTTGCGTCGAGGGCACCGACGATGACCTCCGGGCGCTCGTCGCCAAGATGGCCACCGGCATGACCAATATGGCCGAGGCCATTTCCAAGATGGACGAACGGCTCCAGAAGACGGAGGAGGGGGTGCAGGAGGCATCGACCGTCGCCAAGACGGCCCAGGAAGCAAGTGGCCGCGTCGTGAACCTGCAATCCGCAGGTGGGGACCTCGACATGGCCCTGTCCAGTCTGGGTGGGACCGGCAAGAGCACCGTTCAGAAGGGCGGTGAGGGCGTCCGGAAGTCCGAAGAGGACATCTGGGACGGAACCATGACCGCGTTCGATGGCCTCGGGGGTTCGCGCTAAGTAGCGCGGGCCCTGCCTCGACCTAATCCTGTAGAAGGGGAAGTATCATGAGGGAGAACGAGAAGCTCCTGCAAAAGGCCGACATCGCGGTCTCCGATCTGGAGTCCAATGGTGGCAAGCTCTCCGTGGAGCAGTCCGGCAGCTTCATCCGAAAGCTGCTGGTCCAGCCGACCATGCTGGGCCAGGTCCGCCGCGTGGTGATGTCCGCGCCGGAGCGGAACGTGAACAAAATCCAGTTCGCGTCTCGCATCATGCGTCCGGGTGTCTCGAACACGGCACTCTCGGCGGGGGATCGGGCGAAGCCCACCACCGAGAAGATCACGCTGACCACGAAGGAGGTCATCGCGGAGATCAACCTGCCGTATGACGTCATCGAGGACAACATCGAGCGTGGCAACATCGGCACCATGACCGGCGGTGCCGGGGACGCGAGCGGGGGCCTGAAGGACACCATCATGACCCTGATCGCGGAACGTGCGGCCATCGACCTCGAAGAGCTGGCCATCCTCGGGGACACTGGATCGACAGACGCCTATCTGGCCCTGACCAACGGCTGGCTGTCGCGCCTGACCGCCAACGTGGTCGATGCAGCCGGGTCCCCGGTGAGCCGCCGCCTGTTCACGGACGGCATGAAGACCCTGCCCTCCCAGTACCGTCGCAACCGCGCTGCGCTGGGGCACTGGGTCAGCACCGAGAACGAGATTGACTACCGCGAGACCATCGCCCAGCGTGAGACCGCTGCCGGGGACGCGCAGACGCGCAACACCGACGCCGTGTTCGCTGCCGGGGCTCCGGTCGGGGGGGTCGGCCTCATGCCCAGCGCGCAGGGCATCCTGACCAACCCGCTGAACCTGCTCTTCGGCATCCAGCGCGATGTTCACGTCGAGACTGACAAGGACATCCGGGCCCGCACGTACATCATCGTGCTGACCGCCCGTGTGGACTTCCAGGTCGAGGAAGAGGAAGCAGCGGTCAAGTACCAGAACGTCGGCAGCGTGTAAGCCGGTGAACTGGTATACCTGGCCTGAGTAGCACACAGGTCAGAAGAAAAGGCCCGTTGGGAAACCTCTGGGCCTTTTCTTTGTCTCTTTGTAATGCGAAACTCCAGTTTCCGTACTTATCCAGCAGGGACAAGAGAACATGAAGCTGCTACTCGTGGGCTGCCAGCGGTACACGCGGGGCGGTCGTCAGTACCAGAAGGGTATGGTCTACACCGTGAACGACTCTCTCGGGCAGGTCCTGCTGGAGGCCGAGGACGACTATAGGCGCCCCTTCTTCAAGCAGAAGTTCGAGGAGGCCCCCACCCCCGCCAAGAGCGGCAAGGGCGGCAAGTCGGCATCCAGCTCTCGGTCCGAGGCTCAGAAGCGGCGTCGGGAGTCGGAGCGTGGAGCCAAGAAGGAAGCGGATGCGCACAAGGCCGCCGAGGCCAACTCCAACGAGGAGAAGGAGGCTCAGAACGCTTCCGGTGCCGATCAGGTCGAGAAGGACATCCCCGACACGCCGGTGACGGGGCCCGTCTCCGAGGACGGTGTGACCGCAGAGCCCGATCCCGAGGCGGAATTTGAGGATACCTCCGGGGAGGCAGATGACGAGGAGGGCGTCGCCATCTGACCCCCGGGACGCGCAGGGGGCTGGCCCCTCCCTGCATCCCCCGCCTGACCAGCGGGACAGCCGCCGGGTTGCCGCGAGTCCTCCCGGGCGGCAGGGGCCCTTTTGCGGGGGTAGTTCAACGGTAGAACCCCAGCCGTCCAAGCTGGCCATCTGGGTTCGATTCCCAGTCCCCGCACCACTTCTGCACTCGCGTGCACTCCCCTGATGTAGCGTTCCCGAGTTGGTGGGCCCACAATGCTCCGATGGAATAGGAGGTGGGCCTTATGACTGCGCTCGTTGTCGAAGATGGAACCCCGGTAGCTGGCTCCAACACGTACGTGGACGTGGGGGACGTGGACACCTATCTGTCGGACTACGGAAAGACTTCTGCTAAGTGGTCCGCCGCGTCGGCCTTGGAGAAAGGGGCAGCCGTGCTTCGTGCTGCGCAGATCATGCGGGCTCGGTATGGGGGACAATGGCTCGGAGAGCGGACCGAGAGAAGCCAGCCCATGCAGTGGCCCCGGAAGGACCTGATCGACTTCGACGGGTACGAGTACGACAACCACACCATCCCCCCGGAAGTGCAGCACTGCCAGATCGAGATTGCGATCCTCGTCATCGCAGGGGAAAGTGTGGTCAACGACAAGGTGCAAAAGGCGTCCCACGTGCAGTCCGAGAAGGTGGGCCCCATCTCCACGACGTTCTTCCCGAACGCGCCCAGCATCGACCTCTTCCCGTGGATCGACCAGCTCGTGGGTGAGTTTGCCATCGCGGGCAGCAACAAGATGGGGATGTCCATCGGCCTGACGGCAAGGGAGCGGGATCAGGCCAACGACGAGTTCGACCCCTTCAGTTACGGGGAATATTTCCACCTCAGTAAGGGGTACTGAGGATGCCGGACTACACTGCACTCAGAGACACAACGGCCACCCC